ACCGCAAGACCATCGCCGCCACCCGCCCGCCGCTCGCGGGCGCGGTCGATCACCTGGCTCCGCACAAGAAGGCCTTCGCCGCCTATCTGCGTTCGGGCGACGATGACGGGCTCCGGCATCTTCCGCTGGAGGGCAAGGCGCTCAACACCCAGGTGGCGGCCGAGGGCGGCTATCTCGTCGATCCGCAGACTGCGGCCGAGATCGCCAGCGTGCTGCGTGCCTCAGTCTGGATCCGGGCAATCGGCGACGTGGTGACGGTGGTGGCGGCCCAGTTCGACGGGCGCGTCGATCATACCGAGATCGGCGCGGGCTGGGCCTCGGAGACGGCGGCGCAGCCGGAGACCTCGACGCCGCAGGTGGACCGGATCACCATCCCGCTCCATGAGCTCGCGGCGATGCCGAAGGCCTCGCAGCGGCTGCTCGACGACACGGCCTTCGACGTCGAGGGCTGGCTCGCGCAGCGGATCGCCGACAAGTTCTCGCGCGCCGAGGCGGCGGCCTTCATCTCCGGCGACGGCGACGAGAAGCCGAAGGGTTTCCTCACCTATCCCAAGATCGACAACGACCTCTGGGACTGGGGCAGCCTCGGGTACGTGCCGACCGGGGTGGAGGGGGATTTCTCCGCCACCGATCCCGCGGATGCGATCGTCGATCTCGTCTATGCGCTCGGTGCGCGGTACCGGGCGAATGCCTCCTTCGTGATGAACTCGAAGACCGCCGGCGCGGTCAGGAAGATGAAGGATGCCGACGGCCGGTTCCTGTGGACCGACGGCCTCGCCGCGGGAGAGCCGGCGCGGCTGATGGGCTACCCGGTGCTGATCGCCGAGGACATGCCCGACATCGCCCACGGCGCCTATGCCGTCGCCTTCGGCGATTTCCGCGCGGGCTACACGATCGCGGAGCGGCCGGATCTGCGGATCCTGCGCGATCCCTTCTCGGCGAAACCCTATGTCCTCTTCTACGCGACCAAGCGCGTGGGCGGCGACATTTCCGACTTCGCGGCGATCAAGCTCCTGAAATTCGCGGCGAGCTGAGACCGGGCGGATCGCTCCGGTTCCGGACGTCGCGAAAGGCCGGAAGACATCGTTCATCCGGCCCCGGCACACCCCCGCATTCCAGCCTTGCTCCTCCCCCGCCCGGGCGGGCGGGGGTGTGCTTCGGGCGGCCGCCGCATCCGGCGTGCCGCCCTCTTCTTGTGGGAGACATCATGATCTTGACGGAATTGAGCGCGCCGCCCCTTGCGGCCGTGCCGGTGCGCGCATTTGCCGAGCATCTGCGGCTGGGCACCGGATTTGCCGATGATGGCGCCGAGGATCAGGTGCTCGAGCTCTGCCTGCGCGCGGCGATGGCGGCGATCGAGGCGCGGATCGGGCGGGCGCTCCTCGAGCGGAGCTTCGTCTGGAAGGTGGCGCGATGGCGCGGCGAGGGAAGCCAGGTGCTGCCGGTCGCGCCGGTCATCGCGGTGGACTCGGTCGTCCTCGTCGGCGCCGACGGCGCGGAGACCGAGATGGCGTCCGCCGGCTGGAGCCTCGTCCATGACGGTGCCCGGCCGCGGCTCGTCTGGCGGGAGAGCGCGGTGCCGCCGCGGATCCCGCGGGGCGGCCGCGCCGAGATCCGCTTCCGCGCCGGGTTCGGCGACTGGGAGGCGGTACCCGCCGACCTGCGGCAGGCGGTGTTCCTGCTCGCGGCGCATTACCACGAGAACCGCGCCGAGTCCGCCGAACGCGCCGGCACGATGCCGTTCGGGGTCCTCGTGCTGCTCGAGGCCTACCGGACGCTCCGGGTGGGCGGAGGCATCGCATGAGGCGGCCGCAGCTGCGGCGGCGGCTCGTCCTCGAGGAGCGGGTGAACACCGCCGACGGGTCGGGCGGCTTCGACGTGAGCTGGCAGCCGCTCGGGGCACTCTGGGCCGAGGTGAAGGCACGCACGGGGCGCGAGGATTTCGTGGCGGCCGGGCCGCATGCGCGGGTAACCTGCCGGATCGTGGTCCGGGGCGCGCCGGTCGGGGCCCCATCGCGGCCGCGGCCCGACCAGCGGTTCCGGGAAGGCGAACGGGTCTTCGACATCCTGACGGTGGCGGAGGCCGATCCGGCGGGGCGGTACCTCGAGATCCTGGCGGAGGAGAGGGTACGGCCGTGACCTATGCGTTGGGAGCCGGACTGCAGGCGGCGGTCTACGCGCGGCTCGCGGGGGATGCGTCGCTGCGCGAGCTGGTGGGCGGGCGGATCCATGACGCGCCGCTCGGGCTCGGGGCCGAGGAGGAAGCCGCCGATCACGTGACGATCGGCGAGGAGACGGCGCGACCCTGGACCACGAAGACGAGCGAGGGCGCGATCCACGATTTCGACGTGACGGTGCATTCGGGCCGCGAGGGGTTCGACAGGCCGAAACGGATCGCGGCCGCGATCTGCGCGGCGCTCATCGATGCGCCGCTCGAGGTCGCGGGCGGCAGGCTCGTGTCGCTCAGATTCCTCCGGGCGAAGGCCGAGCGCAGCCGGGCGCCGGAGAGGCGGCGGGTGTCGCTCCGCTTCCGGGCGGTGCTCGACGAGGACGATTGAACGGTTGGCGAGGAGAGAAGAATGGCGGCGCAGAGAGGCAAGGACCTGCTCATCAAGCTCGACATGACCGGAGACGGGTCGTTCGAGACGGTCGCGGGTCTGCGGGCCACGCGGATCACCTTCAACGCGGAGACGGTGGAGGTCACGACGCTCGAGAGCCCGGGGCGGTGGCGCGAACTCCTCGCCGGGGCGGGGGTGCGCAGCGCGTCGATCTCGGGCTCCGGGGTCTTCCGCGACCAGGCGACGGACGAGCGGATGCGGGCGATCTTCTTCGCAGGCGAGATCCCGGTGATCCGGGTGATCATCCCGGATTTCGGCACCATCGAGGGGCCGTTCCAGATCACCAGCCTCGAATATTCCGGCCAGCATGATGGCGAGGCGGTCTATGAACTCGCGCTTGCCTCGGCCGGTGCGGTCGGTTTCGAGGCGCTCTGATGGCCAATCCCTTCCGGGGCGAGGTCACGCTTACCATCGAGGGGGTGCCGCGCGTGATGCGGCTCACCCTCGGCGCGCTTGCCGAGCTCGAGGCGCGGCTCGAGTCGGATTCGCTTCTCGAGATGATCGGGCGGTTCGAACAGGGCAAGTTCCGGGTGCAGGACCTGATCGCCCTGATCACGGCGGGGCTCAATGGCGGCGGCTGGCGGATCAGCGAGGGCGAGCTTCTCGAGAAGCGGATCGACGGTGGGCCGCTCGCCGCGGCGCAGGCGGCGGCGAGACTCCTGAAACTCACCTTCTCGGTCCCGGAGGAGGGCGGGGAGGAGTGAAGAGGATCGACTGGGGTCGGCTGCTGCGGCTCGGCCTTGTGGAGATCGGGCTCAGGCCGGCGGAATTCTGGGAACTGACGCCGGCCGAGCTGATGCTGATGTCGGGGATCGATGACCGGGGCGGCGCGGGGCTGACGCGGCCCGGGCTCGAGGCGCTGATGGCGCGGTTCCCGGACCAGCCGGCCAGCCCCAAGAAAGAGGCGTGAGATGGCGGATTACGAGGCGGAACTCGGCCGGGTCGAGGCCGGATTCCTCGGGCTCGAGAGCACGCTTGCAGGGCTCGAGGGCGTGACCGGGGCCTTCCGGCGCGAGCTCGAGGGCGTGGGCGGCAGTCTGCGCGACACGGGCCGCGAGGCCTCGGGCATGTCGCGCTCGGTGAGCGCGTCGATCCGCTCGGCCTTCGAGGGGATCATCTTCGAGGGCAGGGGAATCGGCGATGCCCTGCGCGGCATCGGCCAGTCCGTGAGCGGGGCGGTGCTGAACCAGGCGATGAAGCCGGTGCAGGGCGCGCTCGGCTCGGCCCTCGGTGGCGGAATGCAGGGTCTCCTCGCGGGTCTGCTGCCCTTCGCGGCCGGGGGCGTGGTCAGCGCGGGCCGGGTGCAGGCCTTCGCGAAGGGAGGCGTGGTCGATCGGCCGGTCGCCTTCCCGATGCGGGGCGGGACCGGCCTCATGGGCGAGGCGGGCCCCGAGGCGATCCTGCCGCTTGCGCGCGGCGCGGACGGAAGCCTCGGCGTCCGGGCAGGCGGCGGGCGCACGCCCTCGGTGAACGTGACGATGAACGTGACGACGCCGGATGTGGAGAGCTTTCGGCGTTCGCGCAGCCAGATCGCCGCCGATCTCGGCCGGGTGATCCAGCGCGGCAACCGCAATCTCTGAAGCGAGGCAGTCATGAATTTCCACGAGGTCCGGTTTCCGGCCGCGCTGTCGATGGGATCTAGCGGCGGGCCGGAGCGGCGGACGGAGATCGTCACCCTCTCGAACGGGTTCGAGGAGCGCAACAGCCCCTGGGCGCATTCGCGGCGGCGCTACGACGCCGGCCTCGGGGTGCGGTCGCTCGACGATCTTGCGGCGGTCATCGCCTTCTTCGAGGCCCGGCACGGGCAGCTCTACGGTTTCCGCTGGAAGGACTGGACGGATTACCGGTCCTGCCTCCCCTCGGCGCAGCCCTCTGCCCATGATCAGGAAATCGGCACGGGGGATGGCGCGCGTACCGTCTTCACCCTGCGCAAGACCTATCGCTCCGGCCCCGCCGCCTATGAGCGGCCGGTGGTGAAGCCGGTCGAGGGCAGCGTGCGGGTGGCGGTGGGCGGGGTGGAGTTGCCGCCGGCGGCCTTCGGCGTCGATCACGCCACCGGCCAGGTGATGCTTGCCGAACCTGCGCCGGCCGGCGCGGCGATCACCGCCGGGTTCGAGTTCGACGTGCCGGTGCGGTTCGATACCGACCGGATCACCGCCAGTCTCGCGAGCCTGTCGGCAGGCGAGATCCCGTCGATCCCGGTCATCGAGGTGCGTGTCTGATGCGCCGGATCGATCCGCTCCTGCAGGCGCGCCTCGATGGCGGCGCGACCACCCTCTGCCGCTGCTGGCGGGTGACGCGCAAGGACGGCGTGGTGATGGGGTTCACCGATCACGACCGGCCGCTGGCGTTCGGGGGGACGGAGTTCCGCGCCGGGGCCGGCCTCGATGCGTCCGCGCTCCAGACCGGCAACGGGCTGAGCGTCGACAACGCCCAGGCGGTGGGCGCGCTCGCGGACGAGGGCATCAGCGAGGAGGATCTGCGGGCGGGCCGCTATGACGGGGCGCGGGTCGATCACTGGCTCGTGGACTGGCGTGATCCCGAGCTCCGGGTGCATCTCTTCCGGGGCAGCATCGGCGAGATCCGCCGTACCGAGACCTCGTTCGAGGCGGAGCTCCGGGGCCTCGGCGACGCGCTGAACGTCGCGGTCGGGCGGTCGATCACGCCGTTCTGCGATCGCGTGGTGGGCGACCGGAAATGCGGCGTCGATCTCGACGATCCGCGCTACCGCCACGTGACGGCCGTTGCCGCGGTGGAGGGGCCCGCCCGGATCGTGCTGGCCGAGGCGGGAGACTTCCCGACGTCCTGGTTCGCGGGCGGGAACCTGAGCTGGGAGAGCGGCCGCAATGCCGGGTTGAGCGGATCGGTGCGGCAGGACCTGCTTGCCGACGGCCGGCGGGTGCTCGCGCTCGCGGCCGAGCCCGCCTTCGTGCCCGGGCCGGGAGACCGGATCGCCGTCACCGCCGGCTGCGATCGCCGCGCGGAGACCTGCCGCGAGAAGTTCGGAAACTTCCTCAACTTCCGGGGATTCCCGCATGTTCCGGGCGAGGACTGGGTGGTGGCCTACCCGAGGAGCGGCAAGGTGCATGATGGTTCGAGCCGTGTGCGGTGACGAGGTGACGGGCGCGCGGATCGTGGCACTCGCCCGCGACTGGATCGGCACGCCCTATGTCCATCAGGCGAGCTGCCGCGGGTCGGGGAGCGACTGCCTCGGCCTCGTGCGCGGCATCTGGCGCGAGCTTTACGGCGAGGAGCCGGAGGCGGTGCCGCCCTACACGCCGGACTGGTCGGAGACCGATCGGGTCGAGCGGCTGCTGGCGGCGGCGGCGCGGCACATGACCCGGGTCGATCCCGCCAGGGCGGAGCCCGGGGATGTGCTGGTGCTGCGGATGATCGAGGGCGGGGTCGCCAAGCACATGGGGATCCTCGCGGAGGGAGCGGCGGGAGAGCCCAGCCTCATCCACGCCTACAGCGGCCACGGCGTCGTCGAATCGCCGCTCACGCCCGCCTGGCGGCGGCGGATCGCGGGCGCCTTCAGGATCGGCAGGAGACACGGATGGCAACGCTAGTTCTCTCCGCGGCGGGCGCGGCCTTCGGCAGCGGCATCGGCGGGTCGGTTGTCGGCCTCTCGGCGATGGCGCTCGGCAAGGCGGTGGGCGCGACGCTCGGTTCGGTGATCGACCAGCGGTTGCTCGGTGCGGGCTCGGCGCCGGTCGAGACCGGACGGGTGGACCGGCTCCGGATCATGGGGTCGAGCGAGGGCGCGGGCCTGCCGCGCTGCTACGGGCGGGTCCGGCTCGCGGGGCAGCTCATCTGGTCGAGCCGGTTCTCGGAATCGGTCGCGCGCGAGGACGTGGGCGGCAAGGGCGGACGCGGTGGCCAGAGCGTCAGGCGCTACAGCTACTCGATCAGCATCGCGGTCGCCCTCTGCGAGGGCCAGGTCTACCGGATCGGACGGATCTGGGCGGACGGGCAGCCGGTCGCGCAGTCGAGCCTCAACTGGCGGCTCCATCCGGGCACGGAGGATCAGCTTCCCGATCCGCTGATCGCGGCGATCGAGGGCGCGGAGGCGGCGCCGGCCTACCGGGGCACCGCCTACGTGGTCATCGAGGACCTCGATCTCACGCCCTACGGGAACCGGATTCCGCAGTTCAATTTCGAGGTCTTCCGCCGGCCGCAGGTGGAGGGGAAAGGCGTCGCGCCGGCCGCACTCGACGTGCGCGGGGTGGCGCTGGTGCCGGGGACCGGGGAATACGCGCTCGCGACGGTGCCGGTGACGATCAACCGCGCGCGCGGCGACAGCGTGGTCGTCAATGTCAACAACGACCGCGGCGTGCCGGATGTCGTGGCCTCGCTCGAGCAGATGGAGGCGGAGCTGCCGCGATGCGAGGCGGTGTCGCTCGTCGTGAGCTGGTTCGGCGACGATCTGCGGATCGGCCAGTGTCCGCTCTACCCGGCGGTCGAGCAGAACCTCCAGGACGGGGAGCCGGTTCGCTGGAACGTCGCCGGGGTCGACCGTTCCGGCGCCCGTGTCATCCAGCGTCTCGACGGACGGCCGCTCTTCGGCGGCACACCGGCAGATGCGACGGTGGTGCAGGCGATCCGCCATCTGAAGGCGGCGGGCAAGGCGGTGATGTTCTACCCGTTCATCCTGATGGACATCATCGCGGGCAACGGGAAGGAGGACCCCTGGGCACCGGAGCGCGAGCAGCCGGCGGTGCCGTGGCGCGGGCGGATGACCCTGTCGCGGGCGCCGGGGGTGCCGGGCTCTCCCGACCAGTCACCGGCAGCGGCGGCGGAGGTCGCGCAGTTCTTCGGGACCGCCGAGCCGCATCATTTCACGGTGCAGAACGGGCGTGTCAGCTACTCCGGCCCTGCCGAATGGACCTACCGCCGGTTCATTCTCCATTATGCCGCCCTCTGTGCCGCGGCGGGAGGTGTCGACTCCTTCTGCATCGGCACCGAGATGCGGAGCCTGACGCAGATCCGCGACGGTGCCGCGTCCTATCCGGCGGTGCGGGCACTCAGGCGACTGGCGGCGGATGTGCGGGAGATCCTCGGGCCGGAGGTGCGGATCGGCTACGCCGCCGACTGGTCGGAGTATTTCGGACATCATCCGCAGGACGGATCGGGCGACGTCCTCTTCCACCTCGACGAGTTGTGGGCCGACGAGGCGATCGATTTCATCGGCATCGACAACTACATGCCGCTCGCCGACTGGCGTGACGGGAAGGATCACCTCGACGCGGGATTCGGCTCGATTCACAATGTCGATTACCTCGCCGCGAATGTCGCGGGCGGCGAGGGCCATGACTGGTACTATCCGGATGCCGGGGCGCGCGAGCGGCAGGAGCGCCATCCGATCGAGGACGGCGCCTACGGCGAGCCCTGGGTCTTCCGCTACAAGGATCTCGTCAACTGGTGGCAGCGGCCGCATTTCAACCGCATCGGCGGCGTGAGGCAGGCGGAGCCGACCGCGTGGCAGCCGCGTTCGAAGCCGATCTGGTTCACGGAATACGGCTGCCCGGCGGTCGACAAGGGCGCGAACCAGCCGAATGTCTTCCACGATCCGAAGTCGTCGGAAAGCTTGCTGCCATACCATTCCGACGGTTCGCGCGACGACGAGATCCAGCACGCCTATATCCGCGCGATGATGGCGCACTGGAGCGATCCGGAGGCCAATCCCTGGTCGGAGATTTACGGCGGGAGGATGGTCGATCTCGGCCGCTGCTTCGTCTGGGCCTGGGATGCGCGCCCCTGGCCGGACTTTCCGCTGCGCAGCGACACGTGGGTGGACGGACCGAACTACGAGCGCGGCCATTGGCTCAATGGCCGGATCGGACGGCCGAGCCTCGCGTCGATCGTTGCCGACATCTGCGAGCGGAGCGGTTTCCGTGATGCGGATGTCGCGGAGCTGCGGGGGCTTGCCACCGGTTACCTGGTGAGCGGGATCGAGACGGCGCGGCAGAGCCTCCAGCCGCTCATGCTCACGCATGCGATCGACGTGGTCGCCGAGGAGGCGCGGCTGGCCTTCCGCTCCAGGGATGCCCGCGCGCCGGTCGCGCTCGACCTCGAGCGGCTGGTGGACGGGGCGGAAGGGCGGCTCGTCCAGGTGCGGTCGGCGCCCTTCGAGGCGCCATCGCGGGTGGCATTCGGCTTCAGCCATGCCGATCGCGACTACCGGGCCGGAACCGTCGATGCGATCGCGGCGGATGCGGCGGAGCCGGTGACGCATGAGGTGGCGCTGCAGGTGGTGCTGACGCCGGGCGAGGCCCGTGCCGTGGCCGAACGCTGGCTCCACGAGGCGCGGCAGGCGCAGGACACGATCGAATTCGCGCTGCCGCCGTCGATGCTGTCGCTTGGCGCAGGGGACAAGATCTGCATCCGGCGCCGGGGCATCGAGGAAAGCTTCCGGATCGACCGCGTGGACGAGCATGCCGAGCGGCGCGTGACCGCGGTCCGGATCGACGAGGCGACGGCGATCCGGATCCCGGACGAG